GATCGTCGTCACTGCGATTTCCGATGTGATCGACCTCACCCGGACCATACCCGACATGAAGTCGGATGAGCAGCAGAAGCTGCGCCTCGGCGATCGCTTCCGTAAATGGGCTGATACCGCCGGCGACATCGAAGTCTGGTGGGGTCAGGCGAAGGGTAAGTCCGCCTGATGGACCCGATTTCCGCCGCTATCATCAATCTGCTGATCGGCGTCGTCCTCAGCGTCGCGTCCTCGCTCGCTTCGCAAGCGTTCGGCGGCAAGAAGGACGAGGCCCGCGGCTACCGAGGCTCCAAGCAGGTCGGCGGCAAGGTCCCCAAGAGCTTCCTGGTCGGCACGATCGGCGTGCCGGGAAAGCTCGAATACCGTGGCGCCTGGGGAAATGCCGGGAAGACGCCAAACGCCTATTACGTCGAGGTGCTGAGCTTCGGCGACCTGCCGATCACCGCATTTACTGGCCTATGGGTCAACGGTCAGCCGGTGACGATTCCGGCCACGAACCATGTCACGCAAGGCTATCCGGTCCCAGAATACGGGGCCGCGGCAGCTGCGCACCTGTGGCGCGAGTTCTTCGACGGCAACCAGACCACGGCGAACACCTATCTGACCGGCAAGTTCGGGTCCGATCCGGTGCGGCCGTGGACAAGCGACATGATCGGGCGGGGGGTGCCCTACCTCACCCTGACGGCGCTGATCGATGAGACGCTATGGACGGGGTTCCCGTCGTTCATGGCGCAGTTCCAGGGCATCAAGCTCTACGATCGGCGCAAGGATTCGACGGCGGGCGGTTCCGGGACGCAGCGGCGGAATAACCCCTCGACCTGGGCGTTCACCGACAATAGCGCCGTCATCATCGAGAACATCCTTCGGGGCATTCACTACAACCTGCCCGGCGCGACGACGCTCGGCGAGTGGATGTGGGGCGGTCACGCAACCGACTACCAGTTGCCCTATGCCGTCTGGGCAGCTGCGATGGATGCCTGCGACCAGAACGTCTCGCTCGCAGGCGGCGGCACCGAGAAGCGTTTCCGCGCCGGCCGGGAAATCTTCGTCAACGAGCGTCCGGCCGACATCATCAAGGAACTGCTGATCGGCGCGAACGCCCGCATCGCGCACGCGGCCGGGCAATACTTCATTCTGGTCGGCCTGCCGGCCGTCGCCGACGGCAGCCTGACCGATGCCGATGTCATCGTCACCGATCCGACGACGCTCGAGGAAATCCCCTCGCTCGACGACGTCGTGAACGGCGCGACTGCGACATACCTCGAGCCATCACAGGCATGGGAGAGCAAAGAGACAGCACCGTACATCCGCGCCGACCTCGTCGCCGATGACGACGATCGGCAGCAGGTGGAAGGTCGTGACCTGCCGACGACTTTTTCCGGTACGCAGGCGCAGCGCGTGCTCAAGGCGGTCGTCGAAGAGTCGCGCCGCTTCCGCAGACACGTGGTGCCGCTGGCTCCCGTGTTCGGGGTCTATCGGCCGCTGCAGGTGCTGGAATGGATCTCGGATGCCAACGGCTACAGCGACAAGCAGGAGTTGATCACCAGCCGGGCGGAGGACCAGTGGGGCCGCGTGGTGCTCGGGTTCCAGGAAGTCGACCCGGCCGACCACGATTGGGTGCCTGGGACGGACGAGCAGCCGCTGACGTTCGCGCCGATGACGCCGATCCGGCCGGCGGCGCAGGTGACGACCGGGTTTTCGGTCGCCCCTTACACGGTCGTCGACAATACCGGGTCGGGGCGACGCCCTGGCATTGAAGTCTTCTGGGACGCCGGGCTCGATGACGTCGATTACCTGCGCATCCAGGTCCGGGAGAGCTGGGGCAGCAAGAAGATTATCGCCGAGGTCACGGCGAAGTATGACATTGCCGCTACCTCGCCGTCGCTGGTCATCAGCAATCTGGCGATGCTGCCCAACAAGGTGTACGAGGTGCGTGGCATCTACCTGCCACCGGCATCGTCGGGGCGCACGACGCGCTGGTCGAACCAGGATGTCAACGGCGTCGACGGCGCATGGCTAACCGTGACCACGCCGAACGTCCTGCTCGGTGACAGCGACATCTACCCGATCTCGATTACCGGGCTCAATTCCGACCTGCTGCGCTGGCAGGAGCGGGCCGCCAACAGCATCCGCGACATTCGCGAAAAGGTGCTGCAGCAGTCCTTGCTGCTGATCAATCGGGCGAGCGCCAACCGGCTCGACCAGAAGCGCATCCGTGAAGAGATCGTCGCGCAGGTCGAGGGCAACACCGTCAAATGGAGCAACGAGATCACGCTCGTTGCCTCCGACGTCGGCGTTCTCGGGGCTCGCGTCGAGCAGCTGGAGGCCTCGCTCAGCCTGCCGGGCGGCGCCGCCTCGGTCGACGCGCTCAATGCCCTCGAGGCCGACCTGACGCTGACCAATGGCAATGTGATCGCCAATGCGTCGGCGATCACGGCGCTGCAAGGCGTGGTCGGCTACGAGAGCGGTTCGGCGACGTTCCGCTTGGACATGAGCTATACGCCGTCGGCGGGCTGGACCAATGGGTTTGCCTTGCAGGCTCGGGTCGACTCGTCGTCAGCCTGGAAAAACATCGGCATTTACGGCGAGGTGACATCGAGCCTCGGTCGCATCGTGCTCGACGCCGACATCATCACCGTCCGAGCCGGCGGAACCCCGGCGGCGGTCTTCGAGTCCGGCACCACATTCATCAACGTCGCTCGCGTCCACGACCTGGATGCCGACAACATCACGGTCAAGTCGATCGACGCCGACGAAATACTGATCGACGGCACGATCATCACGGCGCTCATCGACGACGGGGCAGTCAATACGACGCTGTTCAGCTCCCCGTCGAGCGGCTCGGTCAGCAATACCGCCTCGAAGGACATCTCGGTCACCGTCACCGGCTACGTCTCCGGTCCGATCACGATCAGCACCAAGGCGCAGATCATCACCGCCCAGAGCAATCCGACCGGGTTCTATCGGCTGGCGATACTCGAAAACGGCGTGCAGATCGCCAGCGTCAGCTTCGACGCTTCGGTAGCCTCCGGGTCCTCTCCGATCCTTGAGATTCCGAGCCTCACCGTCTGGCCGGGCAGTGCCGGCAGCTACACCTATCTGTCGCGGGTCTCGACCAATTTCGTGGCCGCGACCACCGTCAACAACCACTCCGAAATCGTGGTGCATCCCAAGAAATGATCAAGTTCACAGTGGTCGATGCGGCGACCGGCCGAGCGCTCGAACGCAAGTCTGTCTCCAGCCCGGACCTGATCCGCGCGCAGGTCCCCTATGGGGCGTTTTTCGTTCTTGGGCACATGCCGGAGGGGCCTACTCCAGTCGCAAACTCACCCAATGAGGATGGGATCGATCCAATCGCCGACGAGGCAGGCAATCCGGTGCCGGTGCCGGTGGCGGCGGTCAAGGCCGAGTGCCGCCGGCGCATCGAACAGCGCTATCCGCAGCACAAGCAGCTGCTCATCGCCCGGGCTCCGACCTCGCCGGCGTGCATCGCGATGTGGGCCTTCATCGACATGATGACGGCAGCCTCGAACCGCATCGAGCAGATGGCGCCGATACCGCACGATTTCCGCAAGAACCGCTATTGGCTGGGAGAGGGCAAGTGACCGAGCAAGGCGGAACCGAGACTGTCGCCGACGCCGCCGAGGACCGGGTGCGCATCGAACCGCGGGTCGCGCTGCGGGAACTCAGGGCCAAGGCCGACGCCGACACGGCCTATTACACCAACCGGGTCCTCGTCCTGTCGCAGCGCGAGGTCGACCTGACCGCTACCATCGCGGAAAAGGACGGCGAGATTGCCGCGCTGAGGGACGCCGTCGAAGCGCTCAACGCTACGATCGCCACGCAGCTCGTCGAACTCGAGGGGATGGTCGCGCAGGGGGCCAACAATGGCTAACGGATGGTACGAGCCGGCCGGCGCGACGATCACCGTCTCGCTTGCCGGCACGGCGGTGACCGGCACCGGCACGACGTTTCTTTCCGATGACATCCGCGCTGGCGATACCATCAACGCCAAGGGCTTCCAACTGCCGATCGCCGCGGTCAACGCCAACAGCGGCGCCGGAGCGCTGACGCTCAAGTACGCCTCGCCCGTCGCCCTGACCAGCGAGCCGGTCCGTATCGAGCGCATGCCCGACCTCACGCGCGCGCTCGAGGCGACCGAGGCGCTGATCCAGCTGTTCGGTTCGGGCAACGTGGAAGCGCTGGCGGGATTGACCGGGGCGGCCGACAAGCTGCCGTATTTCACAGCTCTCGCGACCTTGGCGCTGGCAGACTTCAAGTCCGGGCCGCGTGCTGCCCTGGCGCTGACGGCCGCCAACGCCAAATTCATCCGCTTCACCGGCGCATCGTCGGCCGTGATGGAAAGCATTGTCGGCACGGTGGCCGATTCCGGCGGCGCACCGAATGGCGCGCTAATGGAGGCGGGAGGTAACGCCAACGGGGTCTACGGCAAATTCGCCGACGGCACGATGATCTGCTGGACCACGAAGTCTTTTGCCTTCCTGTCGACGTCGGCGCTGCAGACCTCGTGGACCTATCCTGCCGCCTTCACCACGCTGCGCAGCATAAGCGGGGCGATCAAATGGGACAGTGCGGGCGGCGCGCTGACGGCGTCCGACTATGCGACCCGCGGCGGCGCCGTGTCGATCGTGTCGGCGGCCACCTCATCGGCCAGCGACCTGCGCATCGCCAAGATGGGCGGCACCAACTTTGCGTCCGGCGACACGGTACAGGCTTGGTTGCGGGCCGAGGGGAGGTGGTAGATGGGGATGCGGATTTCCTGGGCGCCACAGAGCTCGGCGCGGCCACTGCCTGTCATCAGCGTCGCTGGCGACGTCCTGACGATCGATGGCGTCGTCTACGACTTCTCGCCGTTGCCCGAAGGGGCCATGCTGCCCAGGGCAGCGCTGTCCCCCGACGCGCCGATCGACGGCGAGGCCCGCCGCGTCGGTGGCCGGGTGCTGGTGACCATCGCGCTGCCCTATCGCAACCGGCCTGGGATCGTGCCGACACCCGCCGCGATGGTCGATCCCCCGGCCGGGTCGATCACAGTGCCCGACCTGACGCCGCCGCCAGCGGAGCCAGAGGAGGAGCCGTCGCCATGATCGACTGGTCGATGATGATTACCGCCGAGCAGCGCACGGCCGCGGCGGCACTGGCGGCACGAAAGGCCGAAGTGCCGGACCTGATGCCAGATCAGTTCTGGTTTATCTTGCGGGCGGCTGGATACGAGGATGCGGTGCGCGCCTGGGTTGCCGCGCTCAATGATCCGGACGAGGAATCCTACGATCCGCTGCTGTGGGCGGCGGTGTCGGCCAAGCTCGAATTTGCGACGTTCTTCGAGCGCGATCATCCGCTGGTCGAGGCGGCGCGTGAAGCGCTTGGGATCGATCCTGCTGTGCTGGACGACCTGTGGCGGTACGGCGGCAGCTAGCCTAGAGCGCCCACTGTGTGCTGGCGATCCGGACCGATGCGTGTTCCTGCCGGCCTTCGTCGGTGACGATCCAGTAAAAACTGAGGCATAGGCAAAAGGCGACGGCTATCCCGATGACGTTGCGCATGTGCATCATCCCTCTCGAATGCACTACAGCCTACCAATACACCAGAATGGCTAACTAAGTCTTCCGACTTCATCCGCCCGTTTCGGCGGGATTTCCATACATTGGAGAATGTCATGACCCCAACCGCTATTGCGGTCGAGCAGATTCCTGTCGACGCCGATATCGCGCTCGAGGTCGCCTCGCATGAGGCGCTGATCCGACAGACCTACAAGGACAGCGCCGGGGTGCTGACCTGGTGTGTCGGCATGACCAACGCGACCGGCCACAACGTCGAGCGCTACATCGGCAAGCCGGCCTCGCTGCAGCACTGCATGAACCTGTTCGCCTGGGCGCTGAAAAACTATGCGGCGGGGGTACGCAAGCGCTTCGCCGGCCGGAAGCTGACCAAGGCGCAGTTCGCGGCGGCGCTGTCCTTCCACTGGAACACTGGAGCGATCGGCACAGCGAAGTGGGTCGGGCACTTTCTCGCAGGCGACATGGCCGCCGCCGAAAGGGCATTTCTCAGCTGGAACAAGCCGCCCGAGATCAAGGGTCGGCGCATGCTCGAGGCCGATCTGCTGTTCCGGGGCAAGTGGTCCAATAAGGGCACGATGCCGGAGTACACGCGGCTCACCAAGAAGATGACGCCGGTGTGGTCGAGCCGCACCGAAACCAACGTCGCGGCCGAGCTGCGCGCTGCCTTCGGCGGGAGGCCCGAACCGGCGCTTGACGATGCACCGAAGCCTCACAGCAAGCCGTTGTCGCCGACGTCGATCGCTATTGGGCGCGAGATTGTCACACCGGTGCCAGCGCCGGATCTAAAGCCAAGGGAGACGCCAGTGACGAAAATGGAAGAGTACGAGCAGGAGATCGCGCCACCGCGTCGCCCGGGGTTGTTCGACCGGCTCAAGGACTGGTTCGGCCGGCTGACGGTCAAGACCGGGTTTCAGTATCTCTGGGTGGCGATCGGGGCGGGCCTGGTTGCGATCGGGCTGCCGCCGGACCTGATCGACGCGATCCGGCCGGCGCTCGAAAATGGCTGGGACCAGCTGACCACCGGGGGCGGAGCGATGGTGCTGCTGATCGGCGCGCTCAAGGGGATCAGCGAGGCCGGCAAGGACAAGGTCGTGGTCGACAACAAACGGGTGCCGATCGCCAAGATGGAGCCGGAGGACCGCCGCGCCGTCGAAGAGGCGGTGAGCAAGAGCCTGTCGGGCGACTAGTCCTGGCACAAAATCCGCGCCAAGCAGCGGTTCGATGAAGCGCCAAACCCCTCGATCGCCGGCGTCACGGCGCAAGCCATCTTCCGGAGGCTCAGCCGTGGCCGGCGACGAACACGAGATCATGCGCAGCCTCGGCCGGCTCGAGGAGGGCGTGCGGCAGCTGCGCAACGACTTCGACGCGGAGAAAGTGCACACCCGCGAAAGCCGCGGGCGGACGCACGAAAAGCTCGATCACCTTGAGGCGACGATCGTCATCGCCGGGCAGGTATCGGCGCAGACGCGCGACCGCATGGAGATCGTCGAAAAGGCGCTGAAGGACGACGTGCAACCGACCGTCGCCGAGTTCAAGCGCATGAAGCTCGTCGGCACCGGCGTCATGGTCACCGTCGCCCTGGCGGCCGGCGCGCTCGGCGTGTCGCTGGCGACGATCGGCGAGCAGGTCATTACCGCGCTGCGCAGCTGGCTGCGCATTCCCTGATCATTGGAGGTTTGTGATGCTTCGTTTCGTGCTAGCGCTCTGCGCCAGCGTGCTCACGATCGTCTGCCTGCTGGTGCTGTTCGGGATTGGTGTTGCGTGGTCCGTGCGGCCCGCCAGCGCCGCCGTGGGAGCCGAGGATTTTTCGTCCTCGATCGTAACCTTTCACATACACACATTGTTTACATCTGTATTGCCGCGTGTAATAGGAGGTCCCGTTGGGGAGCGCCAAGGGAATGACGGCAGTGCCGCAGATCGACCGTGACTTGGCGGAACTGCTACAGGCTGCGACCGAATTCGCCCAGTACTTGGCGATCGGAACCGTGACCTCGTCGCTCATCAAAGTCGGTGACCCAAATTCCACCGACTTTACCGCTGTGGGCAACCCCTTAGGTCTGGTCACCTATGATCAGGTGGGGATGCATGCCGGCGTGGGACCATCTACTTAACGAGTTCGCTCCCCTCTCTGACGAAGAGAAGGGACCGTGGCTTGCCGACCGAATTACGAACTATCTTGCCGCCGTGTCTGAGCGGAGGGGCGGCCGGGCCGTAATGTTTTATGCTTCATCGTGGCTGCAGAAATACTTCGCGCCGCCGGCGACGACCCAGATCACCCATGAAGATATAAACGGATTCATGGCGTTGGTGCATGGCATGAATACCGGCGCTGGACTGACACTGCTGCTGCACACGCCCGGTGGAGTCACTAATGCAGCAGAGACCATCGTGGCGTATCTGCGGTCGAAGTTCGCGAGCATTGAGGTCGTCGTCCCCACTTTCGCCATGTCGGCGGGCACGATGATTGCTCTCGGAAGCGATCGGGTGATCATGGGTCGACAGAGCCAACTCGGCCCTATCGATCCCCAATTGCCTTTGGGTAACCGGTTCGTGTCTGCGGAGGCTATCGTCTCGCAGTTCAACCGTGCGCATGGCGAGGTCGCAGGCGATCAGCGCCTCGCCCATCTCTGGGCTCCCATTCTTCAAACGATGGGACCGGCTCTCCTAGCGGAGGCCGAGAATGCACTCGCCTACGGTGAGCGCATGGTAGCTGGATGGCTAGCTTCGCGGATGCTGCTTGGGCAGACCAACGCCGAAGCCCTTGCGGCTGAGACGGCGCATTTCTTCAACGACAGTACGACACACCGTAGTCATGGTAGACGCATCGATCGTGATGAGGCACGGGCGCATGGGGTGGTCATCGAGGATCTGGAGGATGACCAGGCGCTACAAGAAGCTGTCCTTTCAGCCTATCACACCGTAACTATGGCATTCGAGATCGGACCTGCCGCGAAGATGGTCCATTCAAATGCTGGCAGAGCCTGGATCAAGAACCTGAACCAGATCGTTCAAATGCCGGCCTAATGGCCCACCTTCTCCAAGCCCTCTACGATGCCGAGATCAACGTCTCCATCTCGTGGATGTGGGACGGCGGGTTCGACGTGAGGATCGGCGACGCTTGGGCGGGCTTTTCAGCCGAGGCAAAGTGCGCGACCTGGGCGGAAGCCGAGGCGTGGCTGCGCGAACAGGGAAACCGCATCCTCGCCGGGCACAACAAGCCCGAGCTCGAGCCCTAGTCGTCGCGGTCGACGAACCGCTCCGAGATCAGCACCGGCGTCGCTACGCCGCTGATCCGCACGGCCACGTGCTCATCGGCGCTGTCCTTTGGCTGCACGCCAGTCCGGGTCACCTTCGCGCGCAACCAGACCTCATCGCCCTCCTTGAGGCGGCGGACTTTGATGTCGTGTGGTTTCTTCGGGCTCGGCATAGGCCCATTGAAACTCCGCCGCGCGAGAGAGTCGAGTCGGTTCAGCGACTTGGTGGCGGTTTCCAAACGACACCACCATCCCTAGCGGCTTGTGTTCTCATTTCGTTCACGGTGAAATCGGATGGCCCTGGAGACGTCCGATGCCTAGTTTTACCACCGAGCTCGCCGGCCGCGACAGCGCGCGGCGCCTACGCTTCACCGACGAGGAGGCGATGGCGCTGTATGACCGGGGCTTTCGCTTCTCGCTGTTTCAACCGGCGACGGGCGAGTTCCACCTCAGCCTGCCGTTTCGGGCCGTGATCGATCTCGAGCACAACAAGCTCACGATCGTGCAGGAGGAATCCTGAAGTGCCGGCTCCTTATCGCGGCGAAAGGCCCTATCCGGGCAAGGAGCACCGGATGAAGCACGCGGCGGCCGACGGCATGATCGTCATCGTGCGCTGCGGGTTGTGCAAGCGGACCGAGAACTTTCTTGCCGTCGATCTGGTGGATATCGTGGGCGGGGATCACGTTACCTATCTGCCACCGTTCCCGAGGTGCGGCAGATGCGGAAAGTTCGAATATCTGAGCACGTCGCTACGGATGCCCGAGGCTGGGGACTATGGCAGCCTGAGGGTGCGCCGGCCGGCCGGGTTCGAGGTCAGCGAGCTCTGGACCACGGTGCTGCTTGGTGACGAGCCGAAGGTGAAGCTGCCGCATGAGCGGGTGCTGGCGCGACTCAGGCACGGACTTAGCACCGGAGC